TTCTGTGTGCATGACTTTATCGATGGTATTACCAAAGTGGCCGGTGTCGAGGACGAATCTGCTACTTTCACCCGTTCGATGATTGTCAACGCACAGGAAGAGGTGCAGACCGTGGTTGTCGCTGCTTCCTACCTTGACAGCGAGTATATTACCACAAAGGTCTTGACTATTCTCGGTGATGGAGATAAGGCCGAAGAGGTTCTCAAGCGTATTGATGCCGAGGCCATGACGCGTCTCGGAGGCAACGACGGCTCCTCCGGGCCTCCCTCTACGTCCGTGGACGCGTCCGACACCGGGGATGGTACTAATATACCGCCTCAGTCCTGAGGGCGAAGAAGAGGCCACGAGAGGCCTCGGAGAGGCATAGGTGCTCGACATGCCAGACGAAGGGCATTACATAACTGAACTGATACTGCAGGAGACCGAGGCTGATGTGGCTCGTGTGTATACTCAGGCAGTAGAGGAAACTCAGAAGAAGCTGGATGATTATCTCCAGAGACTCCAGACCAAGGACAAAATCAAACAAGAGCAGGTCCAGAACGGGGAGATTACCGAGCAGGAGTACAACCAATGGCGTGTGGGCCAGATCATGATAGGTCAGCGTTGGGAAGAAATGCGTAACACGCTGGCTGAGGACCTGCACAATGCCAATAATCTAGCGAGAAGTATCGTCAACGGGCATATGCCCGAAGTCTACGCAGTCAACCATAACTACGCAACATTTCAAATTGAAAAGGAGTCCATGCTGGACACCTCTTATACCCTCTATGACCGGGATACCGTGGAGCGCATAATTAGAGACCAACCGGACATCCTTCCCGCTCCGGGTCCTCAGAAATCTCGTCGTATTGCCGAGGGCAAAGATATAGCTTGGCAGCGTGGGCAGATACAATCTGTAACTCTGCAAAGCATACTGCAGGGTGAGAGCATACCAAACATGGCGAAGCGAATCTCGACTACTCTGGGTGAAAGAGACTACCATTCAGCAGTCAGATACGCCAGAACTGCCACCACAGGAGCGGAGAACGCTGGACGCGTTGACGCCTACGAACGGGCTGCAGAAATGGGGATAGATGTCAAGCAGGAGTGGATGGCTACACTTGACAACCGGACCCGACATTCCCACGTTTTCATGGATGGCGAGATTGTAGAATCTGGGGAGATGTTCTCCAACGGGTGCAGGTACCCCGGTGACCCCGATGGTCCTCCTGAGGAAATTTGGAACTGCAGGTGTACCCTAGTGCCGGTTGTTGGGGATGTGGACCAGTCCAACGCTCCACGCAATAGTAAATTGGGCAGCATGACCTATGAAGAGTGGAAAGAAGAACACGCTAAACAGGTCGAACTCGAAGCTTTTGTGCCCGGTTTGCAGGGTGAAATCGGACGGGCTAAGACGGTTGATGAAATCAACGACATAATGAATTCGCAAGGGTGGTTTAGAACCAATAGAGCTGGTATAACCTCTGAGGCTGATCTTACTGGATGCGATCTGGAGAGTGCAAAATCTATCGCTTCTTCGTACCAGCAAGTGTTTGAAAAGTACCCGCAGTTGGCCGGTAAGTTCGATGCTCCAAACGCACAGCCAATAGGCATGAAGAAAAGCACCTACGCGTGGTGTTATACCCGGTCCAACGGAATGGTGCAGGTCAACCCTAATCGTTATAACGACTGGAATGCACTTTCGGCGTCATACGAAAAGGATGTTGTATCCCACTGGCATTGTCAGGGGACTACCGCAGAAAGCATTATAACACACGAGATCGGACACGCCATCGACGGGTTCTTGGCAAACGAGGGTATACTCGGTGGGTATAATGCTGCCGGTGAATTCCGCACCGCTTCTTCTCTTCTCAGGTCCCCAATCATGAAGAAATGCGGTTATACTGTAAATGATGTGCCAAGCCAAGTCAGTGTATATGCTGCTGAAAACACCCGTGAATGGTTTGCTGAATGCTTTGCCGAGTACATTACAAGTGCTGCACCTCGGCCTGTGGCTTCCGCTCTCGGTGAAAAGTTGGAAGAGTTGATGGAGAAGGTGAATTAATGGTCCAAGCTCCGAAGTTTATAAGCGACCCCCATTTCTATGCAGATGGTGACGGGTTTCACCTCAAAGACGGTGCTCCTACTGAGATTATTGACGAGTTCAATAAATTCATGGAAGATCAGGAGGAAGCAGAGAAAAAGGGTGTGGCGTTATAATGGGCGTATCCGTAACAGTAAAGAGCAACATCGATCTTCTGAATGCAGAGGTAGCCAAGAAGATCCCTATTGCTCTGGAGAAGTGTGGTCTTGTTGCCGAGGGTTATGCCAAACGGCTTAGTCCCGTTGATACCGGCAGACTTCGAAACAGTATTACTCATACCACGGATGACGATACCGTGTATATCGGTACCAATGTGGAGTATGCCCCGTATGTCGAGTATGGTACCCGGTACACACGTGCTCAGCCGTTCATTGAACCTGCTGTCGTGGACCATATTGACGAGTACGAGAGCATTATAGAAAACACCCTCAAAGAATAGTCCACCCGGTCAGAGGAGCGGGTGTTGCTTGTTGTGTTGCATTCCTCCTTCTAGGAGGATGCAACACAATACAACACGCTCAGACCCGCAACAAATACTAAAATTACCTTGCACAAATACACTTGTGCATGGTTTAATTTATATAGGAACATCAAAGCACGAGGCAACGTGCCCGAAGAAAAGGAGATGTACTATGCCGTTCACCAGAAAATTCCTGTCTGCCCTCGGAATCGAGGCTGACAAAGTGGACGAAATCATTATCGCCCACACCGAAGTTACCGACGCCCTCAAAGCAGAGAGGGACAAGTACAAGGCCGACGCGGAGAAGCTTCCTACGGTCCAACAGGAACTGGACCAGCTCAAGGAGGCCAACGGTAAGGATTCGTACAAGGTCAAGTACGATGCGTTGAAAGAGGATTTTGACAAGTTCAAATCCGATCAGCAAGCCAAGGAGACCAAAGAGGCCAAGTCCGCTGCATACCGCAAACTTTTGAAGGATGCCGGTATTGTGGACAAGCGGATTGAATCCGTTCTGAAAGTCTCCAATATCGACAGCATCGAACTCAACAAGGACGGGTCCGTAAAGGATTCCGAGAAGCTGATGACCAGCATCAAGACCGAATGGGCTGATTTTATCTCCTCCGAATCCTCCAAGGGTGCCACTTCTCCTAATCCGCCTCCCCATAACGGTGGGACTGTTATGACGCGGGATGACGTTTATAAACGCGACGATCACGGCAGGTTCCTGCTGGATGCCTCCCAGCGTCAGGCTGCTCTCGCCCAAATCAACGCTGCTGAGCAGCAGAAAGGATAAAAACTATGCCCGCAACTTATGTTGAGTCCCTCACCAACCCCCGTGACAGTCTGCCCAACGTGTACAGTGGCGTCACGGAGCGTGAACAGGACTTCGTTTCCGTCTTCAACCTGAATTGGGATGCCCTGCGTACCATTCTCGGTATTATGCGTCCCATCCGCAAGGCCCCCGGCACCAAGCTCATTTCCTATACTGCCTCCGTTGCTCTTGAGAGCGGCAACGTGGACCCCGGCGAGGTTATCCCCTATTCCAAGGCTACCGTTACTCAGGCAGCTCTGGAGGATCTCACCATCGAGAAGTACGCCAAGGCCGTCCCGATCGAGGATGTTGCCAAGTATGGTGCGGCTATCGCCATCGAGAAGACCGACGAGGCTTTCCGGAACGAGCTGCAGAGCAACGTTCTGACCAGATTCTACACCTTCCTCAACACCGGCTCTCTCACCAACGTCCAGACCACTTGGCAGATGGCCCTGTCCATGGCCCGTGGCCTCGTGATCGACAAGTTCAACAAGATGCGCAAGAGCGTCACCAACGTGGTTGGCTTCGCCAATGTGCTGGACGCCTACACCTACCTCGGCAGTGCCAACGTCACCGTCCAGACCGCATTCGGTGTCTCCTATGTCGAGAACTTCCTCGGTTACTCCACCCTCTTCCTGCTGAGCGAACCCGACGTGCCGGTTGGCACCGTGATCGCCATTCCTGTCGAAAACATCGACCTGTACTACATCGACCCCGGCGACAGCGATTTCGCTCGTCTGGGCCTGAGCTACACCACGCAGGGCGAGACCAACCTTATCGGCTTCCATGCCGAGGGTAACTACACCACCGCTGTCGGTGAATCCTTCGCCCTCATGGGCATGAAGCTCTGGGCTGAGTTCCTCGATGGTATTGCTGTTGTCAAGGTTGAGGCCTCCGGTTCCCTCGGCAGCATCGCCAATACTTCCACCGCTGCGTATGCCGCTGGCGCGGCTGGCGATGCCACCGTCACCGTCCCGACCACTCATTCCGTGAGCGGCGGTAAATACTATTTCAAGGCGACCGAAACTACCGCTCCGAGCGCCCCGACCTATCTCGCGCAGTTCGACACCACCGGCTGGGTGCAGGTCGAGAACGGCGACGTTGTTCACACTACCAACGGCTACAAGTACCGCATCGTTGAGGTGAATGGCTCCGGTCAGGCGATTGCCTCTGCGAACGGCGACGTAACGGCAAAAACGTAACGACCCTCTCGGGGCTGGCGATTGGGTCGTTAACGCTCGACCCGGAGTTTAGCAGCTCCGTGCTCGAGTACACAGCCACAACTGAAAATGCCACCAATAAGGTGACGGCCACTCCTACCGACCCGTATGCAACCGTTAAGATCATGCTCGGTGAGACTGAGATCGAGAACGGGTCTTCTGCTACATGGGGTGAGGGTGAGAATGAGCTGACGATTACCGTATCTGGTGGTG